GAAACCGACCAAGACCACTACGTAATGACTGAAACTATACAGTGCATAGGGAGTGAAAGCTCAAGCGCTGCAAGAGTTAGAAAACATAGAGAGTTAAAGGCTCAAAAGCAACAAGCGTTACAATGTAACACACAAGTAACAAACAGTAACATAGAGATAGAGAAAAGAGAAAAGAGACAAGATAAAGAGCTAGAGAGAGAGCTAGAAATAGAGAAAGAGTTAGAAATAGAGTTAGAGTTAGACAAAGAAAGCACCGAGCTTGCAGCTCTACCAGCTAACGCTGGCGAGGTATTAACCTTTGAGGAGCAAGCATTTAACGTCTTTTGGCAAGCTTACCCTAAGAAAGTTAATAAAAAAGGAGCTTTTACAAGCTTTAAGCGTATTAAACATTTAAAAGACGAAATGCCTTTAATTATGGCAGCTTTAGAAAGGTTTAAAGCATCTAAGGACTGGCAAAAAGATAAAGGACAATATATACCACACCCACAAACATTTATAAACCAAGAACGCTGGCACGATCAACACGAGGAAACAAGAGAGCAACAACTAAATAATATAGATATGGACGGCTGGGTATAAAGGAGTTTTTTAAAATGCAATTAATGGACGTAAGAACTGGAGCAAAAGTACAGTTTATTACTTTTAGAAATGGCAAAAGAGTAGGCTTAGACAAAGACATATACACTATAAAAGATATTAATTTTAATGACTGGGGCGAGTGCGACATATTAGTAGAGTGCGACGGACACGAGGTATACACTACACACGAGGGCATAGAGCTTGCCACTGATGCAGCTATAAAAGCTTATGAGGCTGAAATAGAACGCAGCCAACCAAACTATATACAAATGACTATTTTTGATTTACTGGAGGTGTAATAATGTTAGATATAAAAATATTTTTACAAGGGATCAATTATTTAAAAGCTAATTATATAAACTGGGGCTTTGATATTAACAACGATTTACAAATAAAAGTATGGTTTAAAAAGTTTAGCAACTTAGAGCCTAACGTATTTATGGGCTTAATAGAAAAATATACCGAGCTTAACAAATATGCGCCTAACAGCCCAGCTGATTTATTAGAGGTATTAAGAGTACAACTAATACAAAAAGAGCTAGACGTAGACGAGGCGTGGAGCTATTTAGAAAGCTTATTATTTAAACACCCTTACGACCACCAAAGCATTTTTAAGGAGCTTGAGGACAAGCCAGCATTATATAAGACTTATAAAGACTTTGAAAAAGACTTACACTTTTATAGAAACCAATATACTATTACAGCTTTAAAAAAAGCTTATGAAAAAAACTTAAAAAATGAAATTGACAAACAAACGTGTTTATTAACTGGTAGCGATCTTTTATTTTTAAGTTAATGCGTCGCATTGTAAACATTATAAATAAAAAATAAACGGAGGTTTTAAAATGAAATTAAACGACTTACGCTTATTAAGGTTTTTATGCGCTAGGCTTGGCATTGTAACGCTTAAAGAGTTAGAGGCTTTTAAACTACAGCACCAAGCTAGCACAAACACAATGCTTTTAGAGCATCTAAAAATATATGCTACCACAAATACGACTTATAGAAAAGTTAATACATTATAGTTAAGCTAAGGAGGTTTTATGCCTCCTTTTTTGCGTCGCTTTGTAACATTTTTACATACAAACGTAACACAATATTATATAATGAACTAAAAGGAGTTTTTATTATGCGTATTGTTATTAATGCGGGGCACACTAAGCTAGGTGTAGGCACTGGAGCTAAAGGCAAACTAACTGAAAGCATAGAAACACGCAAAATAGCTTACGAGTTATTAAAGCTGCTAGCTGATACAAGCCACGAAATTATACCAGCTGTATACGATAGAAACAGCAATAACTTAAAAGCTGCTGTGGACTTATCAAACAACAGCAACGCTGATTTATTTATAAGCATACACTTAAACGCTGGCGGAGGCTTAGGCTGTGAGGCATACACTTATAAAGGCAAGCAGCTACCAGCAGCCGTAAGCGTATGTAAAAACTTAAATAAGCTAGGCTTTATAAATAGAGGAGTTAAAGACGGATCCAAGTTTTATGTAGTGAGAGAAACGCTTTGCACTGCAATATTAATAGAGGTGTGCTTTGTAGATAACGTAAACGACGTTACGCTATTTAAAAATGTAGGTTATGCAGCAATAGCCAAAGCTATTTATAATGCTATCGTTTAAAAAATTAGAAAATTGAAAAAATACTATTTTAAAATAATTTTAAAAATTGTAAAATAAAAGTAGATAGCATAACTTTATTAAGTGAATATTAGAAAAAAAGCGCGAGTAGGTGGGACGGTGGGTAAATAAAAAAAGGCGGTGTAAGTATGGCTAAGCGAGGAGCTAAGAGTAAATACGAGCTATTAGTTAAGCCGTATTTAGACTTAATACAAGAAAAAGTAAAACAAGGAATAACTGAGGCTGAAATAGCCAAAGCATTGAATATAAGTATAGCATCTCTTAATAACTATAAAGCAAGACACGAGGAGCTAAGAGAGGCTTTAAGCAAAAATAAAGGGGCTGCAGTATTACAAGGCTTAATAAATGCTGGTATAGAGGCAGCTAAGGGACATTATGTAGAAAACGAGCAAACAATATACGGCATAGACGAAAACGGCAACCCTTATATAAAGCAAGTAATTAAAACTAAAGTATGGCAACCAGCTAACACAGCACTTAATAAGTTTTACGTAACTAACTATGGAAAAGAGCAAGGCTTTACAGCGGATCCGTTAGAGTACGAGCTTAAAAAACAAAAAGCCGAGTTTGAAAAAAAGCTAGCTGAGGCTGACAACTGGGACAAGATAATTAAGTAATTTTTATAATTTTTAGCAGCCTATAGTAAAAGGAGGTTTTACAATGGCACATTATATATACGACGATTTAAACAACCGTATAGAGGGACTAAGTAAAGAGGAAATATACGCCTTAATAGACGAGGTTATAGCAAGCGGCGAGCTACCAACTGAGGCACAAACAGCTTTTGTAACAGCACTAAAAAGTATTGTAGACGGCAACCCTTATAAAATCGGTTTTTGTACTACAGCTGAATATAACGAGCTAGAGGCTCAAGGCGAACTACAAGAGGACGCTTTATACATTATTACTGACGATAGCAGCTACAACGACTTAATTAATTATATTGATAATAAAATATTAGAACTTAAAAATAACGAGATAGCTGACTTACAAGATAACGTAAATAAATTAATAAGCGGCGAGGTAGTGCCAAAGTTTGCTACAAGATTAACTCAATTAGAAGAAATAGAACACGAAAGCGCTTCAACATACAGCTTTAATTTACCAAATAATGGGCTATATCTAATTATAGTATCGCCTAGCTCCTCAAATAATTATTATACTGCTTTATTATATACAAAACCTATATTGGGCTCGCAAGTAAATATGGCAACTAATTTAGATTATGGAAATACTAATATGTATTTATATTATACAGCTAGTAAAGAATTGATACTTGTTGTAAATGGCAGCTATGACTTAGACGCTACATTTAAAGTATATAGGTTAGCTTAGGAGGTGTAGCAAATGGCAAAGATAAACGGAAAAAATGTTTTAACAGTAGTTAGGACTGCTTACTTAAACGTAGCTGAGGCTTACCCCGTAGGCTCTATATATATGAGTATTAATAGCACAAGCCCAGCTAGTTTGTTTGGTGGGACTTGGGAACGTATACAAGATACTTTTTTACTTGCAGCGGGTAGCACTTACACAGCTGGAGCAACTGGAGGCGAGGCTACACACCAATTAACAACTGACGAAATACCAACTCACAGCCACGATATAGGACTTAACACCTCTAATAATACAAAATTGGGCTGGGGTAGTGGTAGCAGTTACGCACCTAACTTAAATAGTATAGCTGCTAATAATATTGATACTGTAGGGAATAAGTTTATAGCTCTTAACAGTGGTGGAGGAGCAGCACATAACAATATGCCACCATATACAGCCGTATATGTATGGAAACGTACAGCTTAAGGAGTGTGGCTATATGATAAGAGGACAAAAACAAATAAAAGTTATACAAGGCGATAGCTACCAATTAAACGTAAGCGTAGCTAATGCTGCAAGCACAATAGACCATATAGTAGTAAGTAGCGAAAAGCTAGGCATAAAAAAAACTTTAACTTTTGACAGTGTTAGCAATAAGTATGTATTTACTTTGACAGCAGCTGAAACAGCAAACTTAAAAACTGGTACTTATGATTATGACTTAACAATATTTTTTACTGATACAAACGTACAAACAGTAGCTTATAGAGCTGACATAGTAGTATTGCCTAAAACTAACCCAGCCGTATAAAGGAGGTTAGAAAATGGACGAAATAATTATAACTTTAGAGACTAACGACGCTAACGTAATGCTAGAAAGCGACGAGCTAGACGCAAACTTAGATAATAAAATATCAATAATAGAGCCTAGACAACATAGCGACTTACAAGGGCTAGACTATGAAAGCAGCGGACACACTGGCTTTGCATCTAGCCAACAATTAACTTTATTAGTGCCTAAGCGTTTAAGCACTTTACCTAATTTAAGCGCTACAGCTGATAGGACAAAAGCTAATTTATATGTAGACAATGACGGAAACGACAGCAAAGTAGCAATAGCTACAATGCTTAATTATATGTTAAGAAAAGGCGAGACAGTGCCAAGCGATATGCAAAAAGGCGAGTATTTATTTTTAGAGCTAAAGGAGGAATAAAGAAAAATGGCAACTAAAAACTATCAAATAACACAACTACAACAAGACAACAGCTTATTAGTTTTACACCCACAAACTAACGCCGACGTAGTACAAGAAACTACAAATAATAAAGTAATGACAGCAGCTGAACGTACAAAGCTAGCTGGCATTGAGGCTGGAGCTGAGGTAAACGTACAAGCTGACTGGAACGCAGCAAGCGGCGACGCAGCAATATTAAACAAACCTACAACACTACCTAACCCAACAGCTTTAACAATAGACGAGGGCGGAACTACTAAGACTTATGACGGTACAGCAGCAGTAAGTATTACAATACCAAGCACAAGTGGCTTTGCAGCTAAAACTGAGGCAGTAGGTAGCTTTGTATTAAGTATTAATAGCTCAACTTATGTTATTAGCTTACAAGCTAAAGACGTAAACGGCGATAACTTAGGAACAGCACAAACTATAGACTTACCACTAGAAAGCGTAGTAGTTAGCGGCTCTTATGACGATACAACAAAAAAGATTATTTTAACATTACAAAACGGCTCTACAGTAGAGTTTAGCGTAGCTGACTTAGTAAGCGGCTTACAAACTGAAATAACAGCACAAAACCCTTTAAGTGCTGACTTAGTAGCTGACGGCACAACAAACAAGGCTTATACAGCAACTGAAAAAACAAAGCTAGCTGGTATAGCAGCTGGGGCTGAGGTAAACGTACAAGCTGACTGGAACACTAGCGACAGTAGCGCTGATAGCTTTATCAAAAATAAGCCTACAACTTTGAAAAACCCTTACTCTTTATCTATTGACGAGGGAGGAACAAGCAAAACTTACGACGGATCCGCAGCAGTTAGTATTACTATACCTAGTTATACAGTAGACAGTGCTTTAAGTGGTACAAGTGAAAACCCAGTACAAAACAAGGTAGTAAAAGCTGCTTTAGATAATAAGCTAGAGGGTAACAACATTACAGCTGGCACTTTTAGTGTAGTTAGCGTAGATGCTGACGGCTTAGTAACAGCTGGCGCACAACTTATAGAGGTAGGAGCAACTAGCCAAACAACACCTAGCGCAAGCTTAGCTGTGGGCGGTATATTCTTTAAAGAATTATAAAAGGAGGTTAAGCTATGGCATCTTATAGACCACAACTAAAAACCTCAAATGGTGTAACGGACTTGCCTTTAGATGCTGAAACAGTAAAGGGCAAAACAATTTTAGAGCAAACATACCCAGTAGGGGCAATATATATAAGTACAAATAATACAAGCCCAGCCAGTTTGTTTGGTGGCACTTGGGCTCAATTAAAAGACACTTTCTTATTAGCGCACGGCGATACTTACACAAGCACAGCAAGTGCTACACCTAGCCAAGTAAGCGCTGAGGCTGGCGAGGCTACACACCAATTAACAACTGACGAAATACCAAGCCACAGCCACGATATAGGGCTTAATACCTCTAACAGCGTTAAGTTAGGCTGGGGTAGTGGTAGCAGTTATGCACCTAACTTATTTTCAATAGCTGCTAATGGGACTGATACTACGGGAAATAAGTTTATAGCTCTTAACAGTGGCGGTGGTGGAGCACATAACAATATGCCACCTTACTTAACAGTGTATATGTGGAAAAGAACAGCTTAAAAGGAGGGTTAAAAAATGGACGTATACAACAAAGCAAAAACAAAAAAGTTAGATACTTACGACTTAGAAAAAGGGTACTTAAAAGAGGACACTTTAACTATACACTTAGACGAGGTACAAGCTGTAGAGGAACAAGGACACGAGGAAATTATAGCGGAGTACCCAAACGGAGGAAAAGACGTACGATACGTTATAGACGTAGAGGGCGTAGCATATCAACCAGCACAAGACATAGAGCAAGCTATATACGTATATATACCTTATACAAAAGCTGAGCTAACAGCTATTGTCAACCAAAAGCGTATAGCTGAGTTAAAACAACTATTAAGAGACAGCGACTATAAAGCTATTAAGTATGCTGAGGGCTGCTACACTGAGGACGAGTACAAAGAAACTAAAGAACTAAGACAAAGCTATAGGGACGAAATAAACAAGCTAGAGGCTGAGTTATGATTATATGCTTTTTACTATACTGCTGCTTAATAATGGCTGGTAAAGCGGACGAGGCAGCGGGGTACAAATAAAACAAAATAAATTAAGGAGGACAAAAACTATGGGAAAAATGACAAACGCATTAAAAAACTTAGGAAAGGCTATTAACGGAGTAGAGCCACAAGGAAAGTATGTTACTGATATTATTAACAATATTGCTAATGATTATAAAGGCATAGCTATGTTAGAGGTTAGCAACATTACTACTATTACAACAGCACAATTAAACGCTTTAAAAGCTGGCGACGTTGTTATTAAAAATGAAAGTGGCAACAAGCATACTTACGTTGTAAGCTACAAAGAAAATAATGTAGGTATATGTTTAACTTATGTAGATGCTACAGTAGCTGAAACAGTAAGCTATGATTATACTAACGACGCTTGGGTTTATAACTCAACTGACATTACGCCACTTACTAATAACTAATGAAAAACTACGACAATACAGCACAGTTTTACCGTAGCGACGACTGGGCTAACTGCAAAGCTCAAGTAACAGTGGAGCGTATGAAAGACGACGGCGTATTATATTGCGAGCTTTGCGGTAAGCCAATAGTAAAGAACTTTAACCCAAGTATGCGTAATAATGCTGGGGCTGTAGTTTTCCACCATATAACATACTTAAACAATTACAATGTAAATGATGCAGCTATAAGCATAAACCCTAAAAATATTATGGTACTACACTGGAGCTGCCACAATGAAATACACAACCGTTTTAACGGATCCAACACACAAGTAGAAAAGAAAGTATATATAATTACTGGGGCAAGCTGTAGCGGTAAGACAACCTATGCAAGAGAGCGTATGCAAGAGGGCGACATAATATTAGATATAGACGACTTATGGGAAATGGTAAGCGGGCAACCTAGATATATTAAGCCTAACCAGCTAAAGCCTATAGTATTTAATATAAGGCAGCAGCTAAAGGACAACATAGCAAGAGGCGTAGGCACTTGGCGTAATGCTTTTATAATAGAGAGCTTACCTTATGCAACTGACCGAGCACGAGAGGCGGAAAGATACAAAGCTTTTAATGTAGAGCTAATAACTATGGAGGCTACAAGGGACGAGTGCTTACAAAGATTATATAGCAACCCTAATGGGCGTAATATAAAAACATACGAGCAATATATTAACGACTATTACGATAACTACATTTAAGGAGGCACTATGAAAGAAAAAGAAATACTAGGGCTTATATTAGTTATGTATGATTATGACTGCAAAAGAAATACAGCAACAATAATAATGGGCGACGGCGAAAAGCACAACGCACCAATAGACTTATACGTACAACCACACGAGTATTTAAAGCGCAAAGGCTATTTAGATAAACACGAGGGTAGACCTACACGTAAGTTTTACAAGTTATTATACGAGTGGGGCATAGAAATAGCACAGCTTAAAGAGTGGCAAGACGAGTACGCAGCAACTAAGCACGTAACACAATACGATAAGTTAGGAAATAAAAAAATATTATAGGAGCTAATAACTCCTTTAGATGCTTACTTACTCAAGTAGTTAAGAGGGCTGCTTGCTAAGCAGTTAGCAGCGTTAAGCTGGCGTAAGTGCAAATCTTACAGTAAGCGCCAAATAAAATAACTGTAGAAAAACTACAGCAAACTAAATACAAGTGTATAAGTTATACGGTAATAAAAATATTAAGTGTATAAAATATACAGCAACCCAGCAACCCAACCCCCACCCAAAAGTTTTAAAAGTGGTTAGGGGTGGAC